AAGAGATATGAGTGAAGATAATAAGATTATATATTGGGCAAGGTTGTATGATACTAGGGAAGATTTCCCTGGTTCAGGAATGGATCCAGACAAACCTTACAGAGGTGAGTCAAGCCATGAGACATTAGCTTCAGCAAAGAAAGCCTTGTTAAAGATGGTGAAAGACATAGACCCTAATGAGTACGGTCGAGTAGAAAAGATAGAGTATGAGTGGGAAACAGAGTTTCATCGGTGGGACGAGGGAGACAAGCTAGATATTTATGAGCTAATGAGTGACGGTTCATGGAACCATGAAAATGTTCGGTAAGATAAACTAATAACCCCTAACAGAAAGGTAGAAATGTCCAACGGAATTATCCTTTGGGAGAGCAGAACTATTGTCTGTATTGCTACTGGGTTTAAGAATCCCAGCAGGAACACAAAGACAGGGAAGATGATACAAACATACATCATAAGAAAAGACATGCATCCATCTGAAGCGATCAAGACTGGAAAAGATGCTGCTATCTGTGGTGATTGTGTACATCGAGGAGTAAAAGGTAAGAAGAGAAGTTGTTACGTTGAGGTTGGTAAGTCGGTGGGCCAAGTGTATCGATGTTATATTGATGGAGGCTACGAAAACAGTTGGACCTACGACATATTCAACGATACAAAGGTAAGGGCTGGGGCTTACGGTGACCCAGCATATGTTCCTTTCACTATATGGAAGAACATATATGAAACATCGTTAGGAATGACAGGCTACACTCACAGGTGGAAGAACCAGTTTGCACAAGGCTATAAGAAATACTTGATGGCAAGCGTTGATACCACCACTGAGTTGGAGCAAGCATGGGAGATGGGATGGAATACATTCAGAGTCAGGCCAAAGGGAACCAAGAAGATCAAGGGAGAAGCCCAGTGTCCGGCAGCTACTGAATCACCAGCAGAAACAGAGTGTGCAAGATGCCTCTTGTGTTGTGGTAGCAACAGTAAAGTGAAGGGGGTATCTCTAGATGTACACGGTGCAGGAAGTAAACACTTTAATGTAACCTTAAATTAATGGAATACAATACAGAAAAAGATAAAGAAGAATTATACACGACAATAGCAAAAGGCTACTTAAAGAAGCATGGACTTGAACATTATCAATTCAAGCTAACAAACTCTTATAGATTATTAGGGACATGCAACTCTACGAGGAAGATCATAACACTGTCCAAGCACCACATTAAATACAGCAAGGATTGTGAGATTATAGATACAATCAAACATGAGATATCTCATGCATTAGCTGACATGTTGTACGGCCAAGACGTAGGACATGATAAGCGGTGGAAACTTGTTGCAAGTATTGTTGGGGCAACTCCAAAACGAATATCAAAACAAGGGCCACCACATAAATATGAGATAATGGATACTCGCAACGGTAAACTTTATGACAAGTATTTTAGAAAGCCTAAAGGTTGGCGAAATATTTCTACGACTTGGCATTTGAAATCAGATCCAACAAGTAAGGGTCATCTGAGATTAGTTGAGTGTGAGGTAATAGGTTTACCAACAGTAAACAAAGGTGCGTATGCAATTAAAAGGAAAGTAATATGAAATACATAATACCAATAATACTAGTGGCTGTTGCCTGTGTTACAGCGTCAACAGATGAAACTCAATCATCCTGGTATGGAGAAAAATATCGGGGAAACATGTGCGCCGATGGTAAGACACGGTTCGATCCTGACAAGATGACCTGTGCCTCATGGGATTATCCTTTCGGCACTGTCCTTGAGGTTAAGTATCAGGGTAAAAAGGTTAGGGTTACGGTGACAGATCGTGGCCCAGCTATGAGATACTATAGGAAAGGCAGGCGACTTGACTTAGCGAGAGCAGCATTTGCTAAGTTGACAGACGGCAATACTGATATAGGAATAATAACAGTAGAGATTCGCAAAGTGAAATGAAACTAGAGAAACCTAAAGGGGCAACACATGCAAAACTTGTGACACCAAATAAGAAGAAGGCATTAGCCCTTGTTAAGGATCTCGATGTCTTCATTGGAACTGAAGGTGTTATCACTTGGTTGAAAGAGTTAAGGGGTAATACGTTTGAGGAACTAGGATCAATTCAGTTCGATGGTGAAATAGAAACTTGATTGTAACCTTAATATTATGGTAAACAAATTGAGTGTGGATTGTAACTCCACGACTCACATCTCTCTATGCTCCGGCTGTGCAGGGCTTGACCTTGGACTACGAGCAGTTATCCCATCTCTTCGCACAGTACTTTATGTGGAGAACAACGCATTCAATTGCGCCAACTTGGCGCAGAAGATGCAAAACAACTGCTTGGATGAAGCACCTATTTGGTCTGACCTTACATCCGTCCCAGTGGCAGGCTTTCGAGACAAAGTATTTGCAATCTCTGGAGGTTATCCGTGTCAACCCTTCTCGTTTTGTGGGAAAAGAGAAGGTGATGAAGACAAAGCAGGCAGACACCTCTGGCCGTTTTGTCGCAGAACAGTTCGAGCTATTCGACCTGTCTTCTGTCTCTGGGAAAATGTCGAAGGACACATCTCGTTGGGATTGTCCACAGTTATCAGTGACATGGAAGAAGATGGTTACCGCACAACGTGGGGATTATTCTCAGCGCAAGTTGATGCTGAAGCACCGCATCAAAGAAAGAGAGTCTTCATCCTTGGCTTGCGAGAGGATGTTGATGCCAACATCTTTAAAGACATCTGCCCTGAACTGGCCGACCCCGACAACTCAAGACTGGAGGGGTGGCTCTGCGAGAAGGCAGGAGGACACACTGTCCAAGGGTGGGAGTCATGCGGTAAGCCTTCAGCACAGGGTGCAAGCGGAAGCGGAGAAGAATTGGCCGACACCAACAACGAGCGACTACAAGGGCAGCGGCCCGAAGACAGTGAGGGACGACGGACTAACAAGGATGTGTCGTCTAGACTACGCAGTCGAACAAACTGGCCAGCCAAACCAGGTGAGTTACAACAATGGTGGGAGCCGCCAAGAACAATGCCAATCGGTAAGGTTGAACCCTCGATGGGTGGAGACTCTGATGGGGCTACCGATAGGATGGGTGATGCCGAGTTGTACATCTCCTGTGATAATCGAGTAGACGAGTTACGAACATTGGGCAACTCAGTTGTCCCGCAGTGTGTTAGTTCTGCGTTCCTTCAACTAGCAAAAAGATTAATAGAATTAAAATAGAATGACAGTATACCGATGCGGTGGGGTTAAGCCTCACCAAATTAAGGAGACTGTTGATCGCATCTTGAAAGACTTCCCTGACGGGGTGGTCATCGATGGGCATTTGCCTGCCGTCAATGCGTATCAAGAGCCTATAGCATTTATGTACTTCTTAGGTTTCGATGTGTTATCATACTTTGAAAAGCCTGGTCTAATGACTGGTCCATCTGGTGTGATTACTTATCACAAACTTATCGAGCCAATTAAGAGTGCGTATTCGGCCAAGTACCTAGAGTATTTGGATAATCACTGCCGGATTTATTCGGCGTTTACAAACTGGGGTGAACTGGAATAGGTTCGGCCCATCAAGAAAGGAAATAAATAAAATGAAAACAGTATACCCTACACACAATGGGGTCACCGTACATGACTACGAAATTGAGGAGGCGGCTAATCATGCAAGTGAGTTTGCCTCATCTGAAGATCACACCCACCGTTTACCTTACGAGGTTGAAGAACCTAAACCACATTGGAGAGTATGTGCTAATGACAGTGGTGAGACTGAACATGTTTCGCAATCATTCGACCTTGATGTGAATGGTGAGCTTATCTCTCACTCTCATAAAGATAATCGTGAGCCAGCTATGTTTGATACTGAAGATGAAGCATGGAAGTTTGCAGAGAAAGAGCAAGCCAAGGTAATTGATAAGCTAACCAAGGAAATTAAATCATACTCTGTTGATCTTCCGACTTGGGTTTGGGTTGACCAGATTGCTCATTTTAAAAATGTTAGAGGCACAACTATTCACACCGTAATTGAAATAGAAATAGGTGATGATGTTATCAAGGCACACGCTGAGTATGGTGGGCCACAAAGAAATAGTGAAACAGGAGATAGTATATGGGCATTCGGCAGGGCGTTGAAAGAGTTTAAAAAGAAACTGGAAGCACACTTCGGCGGGTCGATACCAGAAGAGAAACCCAAAGATGGGCCATGCAAATTAGAGACAGCACGGTACGTTCTCCATCAAGTTGTCCATTATGAATCTCCTTGGGGAGATAAAAACGAGAGAGACAATTCAGTTCAGTATGCGCTTGATTTAATTAATGAGCTAGTGGAAGAGAAAGAAGAAGAATGAAGATAACAAATAAAAATAAAGTACACCTTAACGATGATGAAAGTTTATACGTTCACGTTGGAGGTAAGGTCATATACATTGACAACGGAACAGGCGAGATGATCGTGGATATGTGGGATGACGATGGTGATGATGAAGGTAAAGTAAAAATCTTACATAGAGAGGAATTAGATTGAGATGAAACTTCACAAACACTTCCCGAACGGCGACAACTATGAATGGAACTTGGACATTGATGGATGTTATTTTACATTCAGCGACGATCTGGAAACCGTCTACGTTGAGTTCAGTAAATCTCCGATAATGCAAACGTATCATGCATACAAGAACGATAGTACTGATGAGATGTATTATGATTGGAGCCAAACATCAGCCAAGGTATCTGACAATGCAGACACAAATGTTCAAGAAGATGCCTTGAGCGATGAAATGTGGACAGTTGTAAGCCAAGTTGCCAAACTGCACTTCATAGCTAAAGAGCGTTATCTCTGGGATGAGTATGTAGACCCAGACGGACATACAACTGATGAGGAATGGGAGAGTGGCACAGTCGCTGACCGGATACTGCTAATGGAAAAGTGTAGCATGTTAGAGGTTGTTGATCTTATCCCGCAGTAACCTAATCCGCCATGCTGCGGAATTTCCCTTGACCTTCTTAATAGAAGTGTCACCTTAAATTCTGTTTGAACAAAATCGTATATAGGTTTTGGGATCAGATTGATAGGTATCCCCCCTGCCTTGTTCGGTTGTTGGCTCGCGTACCAAGGGGTAGGCCACTAACCAATTCAGAGATAGCAGAGAAATCTGGCTTGTCCGAAGGACAGGTCGTGTCGCTGAGTCATTGCACCGATTGGGCGGGGGTGGATATCTATGCACTAAAAGCATTCAGTCAAGCATGTGGAGTTGATCTGTTTAATTCCAAGGACATGCGGAGAGTGACTGACTATATTAGGAAGCGTCCATCGTTTAGGTATCTTAAAGCATCAGATGATTGGGACGTTTTCTATAAGCCTTTAGTATTAAAATGGGTTACACATTATGAACTTACCAGTAGAGGATCTAGAGAAAGCAGTAGCCAAGAGCAAGAGAATAGAAGCAGCAAATATAATACTAAAAGTTTTACAAGGTAAGATAGATGATGCGCTTGAAGATAAAGCTGAACATATAAATAAAATTTCTGAATGCAACACTGACATAAGGCGATTACAAGGTGAGATAAGAAAGCTTGGAGTGTTGTGCCAAGGTATTAACAGGAGGATCGGAGTGTATCAGGGCAAGATACAACAGAAACAAAGTGCAATTAAAAAAGAACGGAAAAGAATTGAACAAAGACTAGAAGATAAGTGGGTAGAGGTGAAGCGGCAGGAGTTTAGGAAATCCTGCTATGTAAAAAATTTAAATATATGAAACTCAAAAAGAAAAAAGGTGTGTATTATGTATCCTTCAAGACAGAAGAAGGATCCAAAGAGGTAAGCACTCGTTGTAGTAACAAGGAGGATGCTTTAAGAGTATGTAAGGAGGCAGACATTGAGAAGATGGAGGCTTTAGTTAAAGCTAACTCTCTTCGTGATGATGTGTTCCACAAGATGAAGGGTGGTAGAAAGGTTACTAATGAGGATGCACTTGAACAGTACTCTGAATGGTCTGAAACAATTGGTAAATCAGATAGAACCATACAAGAAACTGCCATTCATATATCAAAGTTCCTTTCAACCAAGAAGCTTTCAACCAGGAAGCCTAGTGATATTACAGAGAAGTTAATCTCTAATCATATCAATGACCCTAAGACTGGGAACAAGGCTAACACTAGGAGGATTACCTTGTCTGCAATTACTAGCTTCATTGATTATTGTAATGCTAAAGGCTGGCTTGAAGGTAACCCTGCCAAGCTGGTTAAGGTTAACATGAAGAAACTTTCTCATGCCCAGAAGGAAGTCACTGAGAAGCAAGTGTTCTCTAAGGATGAATTCAAATGGATGAACGCTATGACTGAAGGCTTCTGGAACTTAGCAATACATCTAGCATATGAAACTGGCTTGCGTATTGGTGACATCTGTAGGCTTGAGTGTGATTCACATAACCCCAGGAAATCCACACTCACTGTATGGACAGAGAAGAGAGACAAGCGTGTCGATCTACCTATTAGTAAGAACCTGAACAGTAAGTTAAACAACTGGAAGGGTGACGGATCTGAGACAAGAACAAAGTCGTTGTTCTTTCCTCTTAATAAGGAGAAGCATGAAGACCCAAAGAAAAGAAGTTACCATTCAGTTACCTTTAAAAGATTACTTGAGACACTAGGTATTGAAGGTAAATCATTCCATAGTTTGCGAGCCACCTATGCTACCAATGCTAGTATCAATGGTAAACCTTGGTGGGAAATTGCGAAGGACTTGGGTCACACTGATGTGGCTACGACTCAAGTATACATAAAGGATAAGAATAAATATAAGCCTGTTATTAAAGTAGCATGACATTAAGTGACGAGGTTAAGCTTGGAATACATAAGGCTCTTGAGGAAACCAAGGGTGACACAAAGCTTGCCGCTAAGTTACTTGATTCAAATGAGTCTAGGCTCAAGGCTATTATAAGAAACAATCCAGAGTTCCATGCCAGATGGGGTAAGCATGGTAAGGGTACGTTAAATGAGGCGGAAACTGTTAATAGAAAGCCTGTTACTAAAGAGAATCCAGAGGAGAAATTTGCTTTAGAACTTAGGAAGCAGGATAAACTTTTAAAAACAGGGCTGTCTGCTGTGGGTATTACTGGTAAGGCAGCAGATGAGGCGGTGGCTTACTCAGTCTTCGCGAGACAATCCTTTGACAGCGTTCGTAACATGGTGGACGGTGGAGCTGCCAAGTTATTTGCCGACCTGATGAGTGATGTTAGGGATGTGAGGCAAGAAATTGCTCATGGTATTGATGACCTAGAGCGTGAGAAAACACTAAGGGAAGACAGGTCTAGACTTGTTAAGCATCTATTAGAGTTGAATGACAGGGTGCAGAAGGCGGCGTTCACTCAGGCTCAGATACTGGCAAAGAAGGATGAAATAAAATCAGGAAGGAAGTCTGGTAAACCAGGGTTTACTCCTGTCCAAGCTATACAGATTAAGACGGATGCCAAGACGGTCACAATTAATGAAGGCACTACCGAAAAGAATTCGGGTGTTAAACCTGACGTTCAAGATTAAGTGGCTGGACGAGACTACTCACAGTGCGTCGGAAGCATATGGGTTTTGTTGTTACGACACTCAGACTATTGGTATAACAGAGAGATTGGAGAAGGATCAAATGGCTGATGTTTTTTTGCATGAGATAATTCATGCATTGTATTTTGCGATGGGATTATCTGAAGACAGTGACGAAGAGAGAGTAGCTCACGGATTATCTGCTGGGTTATGCACTGTGTTTAAAAGTAACCCAAAGTTTTTTAAATGGTGGAGTGACTTACTTTAATGAAGAAGACATTGAGGCAATGGCAAGTTCCACCCTCACAGCTAAAACTCCCGCAAAACCAAAGGGAAGCTGGACACCCGACTTAAACCCAACACAACAAAAGATTTTCGATACCCCTTCTAGATTTGTACTAGGATACGGAGAAAAAGGTTCAGGTAAAACCATAGGCTTTGGTCATAAAGTTATAAGACATGCTTATGAAAACAATAATGCTTTAGTATTAATTGTTGCGCCGTCAATCCGCACAGGTTCTGAAGGTATATGGCATGATCTAGATACTTTAATCATCCCAGCATGGGAGCAAGGTATAGGTCTTGAATCAACCACTGCAAAGCTGGATCCGAATACCAAGGATAGGCATCGATGGATAAAGAATAGGTTTGGCGGTTGGTCTAAGCTGCTGCTTGTATCGATACCATATGCCGCAGCAGTAGAGCAAAGGGTCAAAGGCCCAGCTCCTTCGATGGTATATGTAGATGAGATAACTAACTGTGAAGGCAGAGAGTACATGACATATCCGGCGGCACAGTTAGGAAGACGGCGCGGGATAACAGGCCCACAACAATTCTGTGCGAGCTGCAACCCTGAAGGGCCGACTCATTGGGTATACAAAGTATTCTTTGAAGAGTGTTACGACGAGGAGACTGGTGAAAAGGATCAAGACATGGAGGTTTACCATGTGCCTATCACTGAGAACCTTGACCGTTTACCTGATGGTTATGTCGAGAACTTGCACAGGATTCTACGCAGTGATCCAGTTGAAAAACGTAGGTTGATTGACGGCGAGTGGGTTGACAGGCCAACAGGTGAAGCACTGTTTAAAGATTACTTTCAACCAGAAGCACACATACGGGGTAACGCTTTGAGTGGTGACGGACTGGTTCCAGTAAAAGGATATCCTATAATAATTGGGTATGACTTGGGCCAAGTCTTTAGCTCTGTAACATTCCTTCAACTTGTACCAACAAAGGATAAGCTTGTATGGATGGTGATCGATGAGGCGGATCACTTAGGTGAAAGGATTCTGTATAAGAGACTGGTTCAAGAGATACTACAGAAGATGGCTAAGTGGAATAGGAGGATGGATTATGAATTTAAATACCAACATATATCTGACTCTAGTAGTATTAACCAGTGGCATCCAGGTGGTGAGGGTTCATATGACTCATGGGATATTGAACGGTTCAGTGATGGAAAGATTAAACTTCAAGGATGTCCAAAGGGCAGCGGAAGCATCGAGGCAAGAGTAAGGATCCTTCAAGGTAAACTATTTCAGGATGAATTCTATGTGTCAGCCGTATGTCAGAACACAATTGATACATTAAACAACCTTGAAGGTGATGATAAAACAGGCATGAAACCTAAGAGATCTAAATATATCCATAAGTTTGACAGCATATCATACCCACTTTTAAAGATGGAACTAACAGGTGGTAGAAACTACTTGCCACAGGAAAATGTACGGCCACACTTAATACATTGCGGAGTTGACTGAAGAGTCACCTTAAATATAAGGATATCTATGGCATTAAATAATATAAACGATAAAGTCATCCTCAACCTAGACGACAATCAAGGCATGGCTGATTACTTCAGCAGCAAGGAACCTGGTGAAGAATGCACAATGACTATAACTGGTAGTCTCGATGAGCAGACTGCTGACCAAGCTGTGCTTTCAATAAACAATGTAAGCGTAGAAGGTTACGAGGGTGCTAAAAAAAACGGGAAGACGATGTTCCTGTGATGATGATCATGGCAGGAAAGGCAAAGAAAAAAGCAGGAGATTCGTATTAAATGGAATCAAAAACCCTAGAGCTTACAGAGCCTATAGGCACTGGAGGGAACTTGGCATCCTTGATGGGTGGTCAAGTGATAGGGTTTCAAGGTGCTGCCGATTCATTAACTTCACGCTAGAAGAGCTGGCCGCTACATGTTGTATACCATACTGGCAACTCACAAGGTGGATGAAGAACGGAAGAGTACCAAGCCATGTGGCATTGTTATTTCATTTCCAAGAAGAAGCAGTTTTAGAAGCAAAGTATTCAGACTATGATAGACTTCGACATCCTCAAAGAGGCAGGCACAACCAATGAAAGGTTGAGAGAAATGTTCACAGCAAAGCTTCCTCCGAAGCCAAAGCTGGATGAACTACCTGAAGAAGAGCGTAAACAGATAGAGAAAGATGTAGAGAACAGGGAGAAGATCGAGGACATGATCAGTTCCCGTGTGTCTGAGCATATAATCTGGTCGCTAAAGAATCACCACCTCTACTCATCTGTGGATCTCGCATGGGATTCAACACCTATTACTAGGCAGATAGTTCCATTGGTTCTGTATGCACAGAAGAGAATTAATATGCAGTCTTGTGTTAAGGAGTTGGGCAAACTCAAGAACACTGATCAGTATGTTAAGAAGGATGCAAAAGGAAAACCTGTTGGTATTAATTTACCTAAGTTCTTTGAGGTAAACATTAATTTAATTAGGTCTTTTGTTACTAGAAGACTAGCTGCACAGAGTAATCGGTTTAATAATCTGTATCCATTCTTTAAGTATGAACCTAGAACCACTGAGCCAGCAGGAAAATTAAGAGCAGATGTATTGAGTCAGCGAGTTGATGTGATGGCAGACCAGTATAACTACCGTCACTTTCAAACTCAGTTAATCAGGGATATGTTTCTTTACGGTCATAGTGTGGCCTTTCCAAGGGCAGCATGGGAACGTGATGTGCATTGGGAGCAGACACCAGTGGCAGAAGAGTATGCGCCTGAAGGCACGATGACTAAGAAGCGCACTAAGATAGTAAGAGAAGGTGTTAGCTGGGTCGCACCTCATCCTACTCGAACCTTCTATGATTTTAATTATCCACTAGCCAGCCTTAATACTGACACTGGCTGTGAGTATGTAGGATTCTGGGATATAGGTAGGTTTGGTGACATAGTTGAGAATCCAAATTACTTTAACAGGGAAGAGGTTGGTTTCAGCACTGGGCAGATTGGTTTGTTCAGTAAATATTCCTCATACTTTAATCAATACTACACAACAATAACACCACCGCAAATCGATGATGATGTTACATCATTCAACGACAGGAAGAATCAGGTTGGTTACTATAGTGGAGAAGAGAAGGATACATCTGTATTTATAACTGAATACTTTGTTAAAATTATACCAAGGGATTATGGCATTGGCACATATCCTTATCCTGTTTGGGTACACCTTAAAGTTGCAGGGGAATTTACTGTGGTATACGCAGAGATTCTGCCAAGTTCGCCAGCTTCAGTCTTCTCGTTTAATGAGAATGATTCAAGGCTCCTGAATATATCAGTGGCACATGAGTTAATGCCCTTCCAAGATCAGCTTACCAACCTGTTCTCACAATTACTTGAGACAGCAAAGGCGGATCTATTTTCTGTGGCAATTATTAACTCTGATCTTTGGCCTGATAACGACGAGGGTCACAAAGCCTTGGAGGATTTCCGTAATACTATGAAGGGTGAGAACTTCTATGCTACTACCCATGCTTTAGATGCAAGCTTTAGTAAGCTTCAAGATCTAGGCATAGATCCTAGTGCTGATAATGTATTTAAGATTGTTAGGAGCCAGCCTAATGGGAACTTAACAAACATATTTAATTCCATCACCCAGCTTTTAACTATGGCTGAGAGATTGATGGCACTATCACCACAAGAACAAGGTCAACCAGCACCTAGAGAGATATCAGCAACAGAGGTTCTTTCTATAAGCAACACAACTGATAGTGTTTATACGTTTATATCTGATGCAATTGATGAAGGCAGGGCATCAATGAAGCGTGTCCTTTATGAATCATTAATGTCATGTGGTAGTAACTCAATACACTTGCCAGTACTTGGTCGGTATACCCGTAACATTATTGAACGGGCTGGGTTTGAAGTAGAGATGGCTGATGGTGATCTTATGGATCCAAACCTTGAGCGAAGATATACTGTTATAGGCAGTAAAAGAAAACTGTTGCATGATTACATATTCACAAGTCGTGATGGCAGTGAGAGATCAAGTAACTCACAAGCTGCTAATGTGTTGGTGCAATTAATACAAGTGCTTAACCAACCACAAGTATTGGGTGCAATTGGTAAAGAGAAATACTTTGAGATTATCAATGAGATATTCCGCCTGAGTGGTGCGGGTATAGATTTAAAACTGGAGCTATCACCTGGTGATAACGATGACATGACTGCGCCTGATGATAAGACGCAAGCTGTGATACAGCAAATAGGTCAGGCAGTACAAAAGAACAGTCAAGATATCCAGAGCATTGTGCAGGCAATTCAAGGCCCACCGCAACAGGCCCAGCCAGCACAGTAATTTATGGCAGAGCAAGTAGAGACAGAAACTAATGAGTCTACAGAACAAGTAGTGGAACAACAGACTGAAGAGCAGCAGTCTGAAATCCAAGAGCAGCAACCGGAATCACAAGAACCGGAAGAACCAGGATCTATTCACGATGATCCTCTGATGAGTTCTTTATATGAAGACCTTGGCTTGATTTCAAATCCTAACAAGGATGAGAAAGAGATTGAGGTTGAACAAGTAGAGGAAGCAGCATTAGAGGATCCTGAACCAGAGCCTGAACCGGAATCTGATGTGCAACCAGAAGAGCCATCGCCGGAGCCAAAGGAGAAACCAAAACCTAGAAAAACATTTGAGGTTAAAACTCCTGTTACCCAAACAGATGTGAGGGATGCAGTGAGGGAAGAGTTTCAAAAATATAATAAGCTTCCAGATCCAGAGCCTAAACAACAACAAAATCTTGAAGAGCAGAGGGACAGTTATGAAGACAGTCTTCTCGATGAGCAGCGTGAGGAGTTAGCGTTAGCTCGTTATGCTGAGAATAAACTTCCAGAAAAATACAGAGGCATGGGGAATAAGCTTCTTGATTTTTATAAGAAGCTAGACGCCTACGCAACCAAGGCACAAGAGGATCCTGACCGATCACTTGATTCCAATGATGAAGAGTTCATGGAGTTTATCCAGAAGAACAAGCCAGAGCTATCGCAGTCTGAAAGTAAAAAGCTTGAACGAATGATGTGGAAAGAAGAGGCAGTAGCTGAAGCACGGAAAGCAACTGAAGAAGATAAACGTCAGTTGGAAAAGAAACTTCACAGTCTTGAAGCTAGGCCAAAGGTTGAGAATAGCTTGAAAGAATTTGAATCCAATTTACCTAAAATGATTCCAGATGAATTAGGTGATTCAATAAGAGAGCATGGGTTCGACAAGGTTGAAGAAGAAAATCCTTATGAAGTATCCATAATAAAAGAAAAACTTTCATCTGCTTCAGGTCTAGCTAAAGAGTATCTTAATATCTCTAATGGTATAACAGATTATGATTCAACTAATACAAATCATTCTTGGTTACTAGGGTTTATTAATAACCAAGCTCAATACTTTCAGAAGAATGGCGGTGACGAATTGGTTAGACAGGATTCAATGGGTAACACCGCTGAGTTTGTGACTCCAACAGAGTACGCAAATCTTGTGAATCAAGGTAATGCTTTTGGTAAATGGACGTTTACACCTGATGATGTATTGAAAATGCTTGGTGCTAATGCAGTAAAAGAAGCGCAGGATACAATTAAATCAGAGGAAGAACGCTTAACTAAGATGGGATTTGTAAGGCAAAAGAAAACTGTCGCCGCAGAACCAAAGAAAAAAGATAAGCAATCACAAGAGACAAAGCCAATTACTCCACCTAAATCTAAGTCTAGTGCAGGACCAGGTGCTACCAATAATGCAGCAATCGAAGAACCTGTTGCTGTTGGAGCTGACATAGTAGATATATTAAAGATGAAGTAAATCTTCCGCAGAACTGCGGAGTATTGTTGTCTGTTGTTTTGTAAAGTTATTTTTACCAGTTATTTGTAAACTTTTTTGCGTGGATAATAGCCTTGTGTAATCTCAATTAGTACTTCTTTCGAGAAGAAATATAATAATTAGAACATTATGGCATTAGTAAGTTCAACAACTGGGACAAGGACGCTCCCAACAGATAACTGTACTCCTCGCGCATTAGTGGTCGATGATTCTTGTGGTTGCACCTTAACCAAGGCCAGCTTCAGAGCAATGACCAAGGATATGTTTGAGGGTCAAGGCTTTGATGAGGTCGGTATGGCTCGCATCATAGCTCAAACAAAGGAAGCTCGCCTCGCAGGCGCACAAGAAAGAACCTTAACGGATCTTCTCCTTAGTCGGCACGTTTCATTACCAACAGCAAAAGGTGGCGGAAGTGAATCTATAATTGCACCATTCAGTTTAGTTCCTCAACGGAATACTGTTAACCCCCATTACTTCCAAGTATATGCTGGATCTGTTCCAGCGACAGGGGATGCAGCTATTGCTTCAGGTGGAACTGCAATCGATTCAACAGCAACAACTGGTGCAGGAGCTACTCTTCCAATAGAAGGAACCTCTGGCGCAGCAATTGCTAATACGTTTGCATGGACAATTAAGGTTTATCTTGGCCCAGATCCTGGGTCTGGTATTACACAGCAAAACTTTAACAAGTCTTCTATAGATAATATCGGTCGTTTCTTTTTACCAGGCATGTATGTCATGGTTGAAACAAACGGTAACGGCATTTATCAATCTCCTGGTGCTGACTCTGATAGCTATAGTGTTCAGATGAAAGTTATTGGTGCTAAGTCTTTAACCAACCAAACTGTTAATGGTGTTGCTGGTTATGAGGCTGCTGAAGTTATAGTTGAACCATCAGTAGATAAAGCTACATGGGCCACATATAACGGAACAGGCCCATTAAACTCAGGTAGTGATGCTCAGAAATTACTTAAACAAAAACATCAACCGATAGCTGGTACGCTATCTGTTATGGCTAACAGTGTAAGTGATTACGAAAGCTGGTGTCACCAAGGTCCAGCCATCAATGACTTAAACCTTATTGAGTACTGGCAACAAACGATGCGGTGGACGCATTGCTACAACGACGAATACTTAAAAGCTCTTGAAGCTCCGTATTCATCGGACTGGTTTAAGAAGTTCCGAAGCTTACCACTTGCACAGCAACGTAAGCAGCAGGAGCAACAGCACGAACGTGCCTTTTATAACACAGTGTTTTACGGTCAGGCTATCAATGATAAGCAGACTGTTAACGGTTACACTGATCTACCAAAGGTATACGATTCAGCAGATGCAACATGTCACCTAGAGTACAAAGCTAACACGCTTGGTATTCGGACACAGTTGGATAAGTGCGGAAGAGTACATCCTGGTGCTAACGCTGCGTTAAACATAGACACAATCCTTGAAGCTGCATATGCACTCAAGCGTGAGCGTGAAAACACAGCCGGAACAGTTGATACAATTGACTGTATGACTGATCGATTCACTGCCGCTAAGATTCACGACATAATGATCAAGTACTACAAAGCGAAGTACTCAAGTGACATTACGTTGTTTGTTCAAGCTGGTCAGAAATTGACTGATAGTGTTACCAACAAGGTTGCTTATACATTCAACAAGTACGACATCCCAGATCATGGTCTTTCATTGGCTGTGTTCACAGATCCGTACTTCGATGATCGTTTATCAGCCACCACTGGTGCGCCTACATCTCTTGCTACTGGAGTTAAGACCCGTGCGCGTACATTCTGGATGATTGATTGGTCTGACATTGCTATTAATGTCATCAAGACTAACTCAGTTAAACGCCAGACTGATGTGGACAATGACATCTATAACTGTGTCATTCAGCCAAACGTGAATCACTACATCTTGAACTCTAAGAAGTTTGAAGTTCGAGTCGGCAATCCAAACCGCCACGTTGTGATTGAAAACTTCACGGACGGTTGTCCTAGCTTGACAGTGTCAGGCTGTGACCTGTCTTAAAGTAATCATTTGGGGTGGGGGTTAACGCCCTCACCCCATAGCTTTATAATATTATGGCACAGATAAAATCATACGACACGTTATCCGACGTTAAGGATCACATACAAAAAGGCAGGATTCTGTCTAAAGGTGCTGAACTAACTATACACGCAACGACTGAGGATATTACCGTAACGGATTCATATCATATTGTTACGTCGGCTAGTAGTTCTGATGATCTTAAAACTATTAACGGAGGCACTCAGGCTGGACAAATTCTTGTGTTACAAGCTGCTACGGGTAAAACCCTAACGGTTCATAAGAATGATGGTAACATTAAGATGGCATCAGATATAACACTAGATGCTGTGACTGAGTCGCTTACCCTTATATATAACGGGGCAAATTGGAACATGTTATCTTCTGGAGCATAGTTGATACATATATAGAGCAAGCTTTCTCTGCTAACTGCTCGCCATTTGGGGTGGGGAGGAAACTCCCTGCCCCATTTTTCCTTTGACCCACAATATTCACAGCTTACTTTAAGACTATGGCTGAAAAGTTTTACGGCGTTGCCAACGCGAACAAACCAATAGTAGCTAACGGAGTACAAGTTACCTTTACACCATATGATCACAGCGCAGGAGCTTGGTCAGGATTTTATTCAACAAACGACAAGGATCAACAAGATGATCTAGATGCTTTGGTTAAGGAAAAAGAAATCTTTAACATGACTAAAGCAGAGGTTGAAGATATCAAAAAAAAAGTACTAAACTTGAGAGGCTCAACCAATTCTCAGGACCAGTTACTGGACCAAATAAACCCTGTGGAAGCTGCGGTAAAGGAACCGGATAAATTACCAGAGGTTGATGATATTCTTAATGTTGAAAAGGTGGCGAAGCCTGAGACTAAGAAACGTGGTAAGAAAAGAAAATGACATGGAGTGAATTTAAAGCTGATGTTAAAACCTTACTGACTGTTGATGCCAACAGACTCGGCACAACTGACTTCACTGATAGGTTTATCATTGCAGGAACAGAGGCAGTCTTGTCTCACGTTCCATTCTATAGAGGAATAAAAACCACCAGGTATAATAACATTGCAACTGCCGGAGTTAAGCCATTGACAATTGAAGGCAACGCTTCTGCTGGTGGGTTACCTAATCAAGCTAATGTAATTCAAGCTTGGGTTATTACTGATGCTGATGAAGATGCATCGGTAACTGACAGCTCGCACAGTGAGTGTATTAGATATCCGCTTATTCCATATTCATATTCCAATAAACAAGATTTGATTTGTGATACGCCTCGAATGGAGCGGTCACAAGGTTACATGGCTATAGGTAAAGCTGGTGATTTTTATATTTATCCATCCTTGGTGGATAAGGAGATACTAGAATTAACATGGGAAGGTGAACGTGCCGATCACCTTGACACGGATCCAGTCCCATATGATTCCCCTGTTGCTGAATGTGTTGCCGAATATGTAAAGGCACATGTTAAGCGTGAGGTGGATCACGACCTAAAACTTTTTGAAAGTTACTTCGCTTCGTTTAGGCGCAAGCGTCGTGACTTATATTTAAACACACGTTCCAGAACTGACATTAAAAAACAGGATGGTTCGGGTAGTTTATTCACACCAATTTGTACAACTACAGAAGTAGATACTTGTAATTCATGCTAAGAGAATGAGTGCCTTAATATCAACAACAGATGCTGGCGGATCACCAGATGTTCCAGATGCAGCAGCAACAACTAAATGGAAACAATATCTTTGGATCAGACAAGCTGGTTCAGCAACTATACCAAAGATATATGCGTGGAATGATTCTGCAACAAGTGACTCCACTTATTTAAAGTGGCAGGAGAAAGCTAGTCTTGATGCGAACAGTGTATTAAACAGTCATGTTAATTCGTCGGCAGCAATTGCATACAGCAAGTTGGCTTTAACAAACAGTATAGTTAATGCTGACATTAATGCATCGGCTGCAATAGCATCAACTAAACTGGCGACAATTCCTTACTCTAAGTTAAACCTTTCAGGTGCAATTGTTAATGCTGATATAACTGCTGGCACTATAGAGCAGGACAAACTTGAGGGTCATATACCTATTGGGAAACTTACACTTTCTTCTAGTGCTGGAATAACAAACACTCATATCAACACTGGGGCTGCTATTGATAGTGCGAAGCTGGCTACTGTACCATACTCTAAACTCAACCTGTCTAATTCAGTTGTTAATGGTGATGTTAAATCAGATGCGGCAATCGCTTACAGTAAACTCGCTGTTTCTGATGGTGACATACCATTTTCTAAACTATCTGTCTCTAATGGTGACATTAGTAATTTAACAATAGATAGGCTTTATGAGAAGAGGTTGGAAAAACAAGGGAGTTCTCAGACTAGCAGTGGAAATGTTTTAACAGTTCCAGCAGCAGGCAAACAACTTGATGGTTTATATAGGGGGATAATGGTGTCCAGTGGTAGCCAAACAATTATACTTCCAGACCCAGCAATAGCTAATTGCCAGATTAATAACAGTAGTGGTTATGCAAATGGAGCTACCAGTTTAACGGTTGATAGTTTGCCACAGGAATTATTTTCAGGTCAGGTCATAACATTTGAAGGGCAACAAACATTTACCCTTTCAGCAAACGCTAGTGCCGGAGCAACAACTTTAAATGGAAAGTTAGTTGCTGGATCCACATTGACAGACAATCAAAAGGGCTACGTTTATGACGGCATTAGTTTCCGGTTGTCGATATACAAAGCTGGAGGTACGGGTAAGGTTGATGTTCGTGTTGCTGGGTTTGTTCCCACTGCTGGTACATATTCTGGATCGCACTTGACAATTACATTACCAACTAATCACGGCATTACAACAAGTGACCTAGTTACAGTAACTGGTATGACTCCTGATTATTACAATGTTACTAATGCTCAAGTGACTAATGCCACCACAACTCAGATCACATATGCTAATCAAACAGGTACAACACCCGCTGCAAATGCGACTGGTTTTGGTCTTGCTAGACGCTCAGAAAAATTGGTTAACAACGCAACTGGAATATTGTCAGATTCAATTACAGTCCTGCCAACTTCAGCAGTTGCTGAAAATAAAAAGGTTCTTATCCATTGCATATGTGATTCAGATAGAGGAGACGGTCAGTGGTTGATTGGTGGTATCCCTTCTTACTCAAGTACAGTCCTACAAGCTGAAGCTGGTCAGACTTTCTCAAAAGAAGTTAAAAGAGATCTCCCAACTGCCACTAGTTACTTCAAAACAAGTGCTGCTAAAACAGTAAATTCTTCTGCTCAAGTTATTAATGTTGATACCACTCATGGATTAACTGCTAAGATTGGAGATAAAATTATGTTTGAGAATGGAGGTTTAGTTACCCTTACAGTGGCAATAACATCCGGTAGTGCTAATTCTTTTACTGGTGTTTTGTCTAAGTTCGATCTTTCTAATGATGAAATTGGTCATTTAATTCCTAGAGATGAAGACGACAATCTCCTTGAAGGTGGTCGAATGTTTCAAACTGCTTTTGGAACCCCAATGTTTACTCCGCTTAGTTAAAAATGCCGCGCTTTAAAAGTGTAACTATCAAACCAAAGCAAGGCGGTAAGCTTCTTTCGAGGCTTTCCGAAGCGGAAGTTGGTATTGAGAATTACTCTGTTAAACGTGACTGGCGTCGCGACCTTGATCGAGAAGTAAAGCGTGAAGGGTTTGACTGGTTCTGGGGAAACCAAGAGAGAGATCTTGGTACTCAACCATATCCTGGTGGGATCAATGCTAACGAAGAAATAAATCTTCTTCACTCAGCTCGACGACCTAACGGTAAAACCGCTGTTATAGCTGGCACAAAAACAAAACTATATAGATTTAGATCTTCTATTGCTGGATATGCTACCGACTACGCTACTGACTATACCGAAACCAGTGCTGGTGATTGGGTTGAAATCGGTAGCGGATTCAGTTCATCTGGAAACAGATGGGAAGCTGTTAATATAAACGGTTATACTGTTTTTAATAACGGTGTTGATTTGCCTCATGTGTACCGACTTGAGTGGGATTACGCTATACCAATATACGAGCTTCGTGAACAAGGTGTTTCAAGTGTAGGAACTATTGCTTCATACAATGGAATATTAATGTGTGGTGATGTGAGTGAGATTGGACAGGCAGACCTTACAACACTTATGTCGCCAATATCAGCGACAGGTATTACTGCATCACAGGAAGGATCTAAATTTAGCCAACCCACTGTGGCAAGCATGTCTGCTGGTGGCACTGATATTACTTCAACTACAGCATATTTTGATTCAAGTGATGTTGGTAAATTCGTCCGGTTCACTAATGGTTTTAAAACAAAAATCATTGGAGGAAGCGGTGCTTCTGTCCAAGTAGAGACAGCTACTCCCAGTTCGATTACTGACTTGGCATTCTTTTTAGTGGATGAAACTGATGCGACTGGTAGTTATTCAGTGATAACCTCATCAGATTATTTCACCTCTGACATGGTAGGATTAAACTTGCTATGGGACACTGGTGAAACTAGGAAAATAAAAAGATATATCGATGCTAAAACTGTCGTAGTAGGACAAGATTCTCCTATTGCCTCTGGTAGTTTTAAGATTGAAAACTCTAGCTCATATAAAGCCTATAGTGGTGCAACAAGCAGGCGGCAATATAGATTAATATGGAGTCTTCCTGATGATCCAGAAGGCTGGGGAGTTGTGTTGTCAGGATCTGTTACTGAGGGTAGCGATGTAATCACATTACCTTGGCCTGCTAAATCTCTTAACAGTGGTGACTCTTTAACAATTACCGGAGCAGGAGAAAACGGTGGCAATCTTATAACTACAATTAAATTAATAGAACAAGGTGGTCGCAAGATTAGAATGATTGGAAATGCGAACACTACTGTTGCAAATGCTACGATTCAGCCAACCACTTCAGTTGGCAGTATAGTTGGTTTCGATGACATTCAAGATGACGGCAGTGGTATTCTTAAAATGGCAGAGCTGCAAGGAAACCTTGTAGTCTATAGGGATACAGCCATTTATCTTTTAGAATTTACTGGAAGCACAACATCTCCATTTAATGTTACCAAACTAAAAATACCTGGTGGTAAAAGTTTGTATTACAAACACACACTTGTTGACATTAATGGGAGGGAGCATGTGTATGCTGGCCGTTCTTCTTTCTATGAGTTTGATTTATCTTCACGGATACCCCGTGAGATACCCATTGTTGATAGTGTTTCAAATACTTTTTTTGACACTGCAAAAATAGAAGATACAGAAAAGATTTTCTCTGTGCATAACACCCCAACTCAAGAAGTATGGGTAGTTGGCACAGGTACTACTGATAAAGTTCTTTGTTATGATTATAAGTACCAAACTCTTAGTACTACTAACTCACAAATAACAGCGGCAGCTAGTGTTAAGAAACCTGAAGTCTCCCTTGTTACAGAAGAATCAGAAGATTGGTTTGTTATGGGCGATGTGAATGGTGTTTTGTTTACATATGGAAAAGTAGACAAGTCTCTCAAGTGGGGTGATTCATCAACCACTGGTAAAACAATTTATTATAAACGATCAGGCTCTGATAAAACTGCATACGATAGTTTATTAAGGTTTGGTCTTACAAATTTCGGTAACGCTTTAGATGAAAAAGATTTACGAGGATACGTTTTACATCTGAGCAGTAAGACAGCAGGCAATCCAGTTGTAACAGTAAATATATATGGAGCGAGAAACGAAGCGGAAGCAACTACGTTGTTGGGAAGCAAGACGCTTAACGATGCTGAAGCGAAAAGCCTTATCCCCTGTTATTTTCGACAACATTTATTTCAAGATGAAATTAAAGCAAGCGGCATGATTGATGTACAGTTTTCTGGACGTACATTTGATGCTGCTAGAATAGATACAGAATCAATAATTAGGACAATATAATGCCAGTAGGAGACTTAACATTTAGAAAAGACCTGACAGTAGCTTTAACATCTACACAGGTAGACTCAAACTTTGAAGTCATTCGTGACTTTACTAACGGTCTTGAGACTTTATACAACACATCGTTCAATCAGGATGGCACACTTAAAAACAGTGTCACCTCAGTTAACCTTCAAGCTGGTCCTGTTTATTATACGGCAGATGAAGGCACTACTGATGACTATGTTGTTAATCTGACTCCAGCCGTAACAGCTTACAGTGATGGATTGCATGTTGCCTTCAAGGCTAATACAGCTAATACAGCGGCGGCTTCATTAAACATTAATTCACTCGGAGCAAAACCTTTAAACAAAAGAAAGGATGTTGCACTAGAAGATGGTGATATAGTAGCTGGGCAAATAGTTGAAGCTAGATATGACAGTGCTTTAAATGTATTCCAAATAACAAGTGAACTTGCTAACCAAATAGGAACTACCCTTGGGTCAACAGGGCAACAAGTTAGAGTTAATAGTGAGAGTAAACTTGAGTTTTATACACCAACTTTAACTTCGGCTGAATTTTTTGGACACACCACTCCTTATTGGGCAGGCATTAAAGGGGATACTTTGTATGGAACTGATAAAGATGACTCCACTATTACTACAAGTGTAGTTTCAGGTGGTACAACTGATTACGATAATATTGAACAATTATTTCCTGATGTTACTTATCCTTACAACAGTCAAAGTAACAAATTCACAGAGCTGACTTTTGATGATGAGAAATTAGCAACAGCAGGAGGTGCAGTGGAAGTTGCTAAGACATCTGGTCTTAATATATTAGTTCAAGGATTTGGTGGCGATAGGTATCATGGAATATTAAGTGTTTGGAATCCTAATATGACAAAATATATTCCTCTATGGGGATTTGAGGTTGGCAACTGGACTACAAGTGGCTTTGGAGTACAACAAGCTTTAGTTAATTGCCCAAGGATGGATTCTCACGAATACAAATTTAAATTAACTACATATGCAGTGGGAACAAGTTCAACCCAATACACTGCTTTTAAGATTATTGGTCACTATTAGTTTTGGATATTAAATTGCGAGTTGCTGACAACTTTGCCCCCAATGCAGAGGAATTGAGGGAGAAAGTATTGGCGGCTCAATTCCAAACCGAGGTTGGCCCTGATGGTTTTAAATACACCGGAATACAAACTGGTTATCAACCAAACCTAAATAAAGAAATAGGAAACCTAATAGGGTTTGATATTGAAGTTAAACTTTCCTGTTACAGAATTAATTATAAAGGAGAACTTCCACATAACCATGTACACAGTGACGGGGTTTGTGCTGAACATGCTGGTATTCTTTATTTAAACCCTAACCACCAGCGCAGAGGGGGAACTGCGTTCTGGCGTCACAGAGTTGGAGGCTGGGAATCCATGCCAACTGATGATCAATTAATAGCTGCTGGTGTAGATCCATTAAATTTCAATCAAGATATGGTTGAGGAATGGAAACGCCCAGAGCCGTGGGAGATGTGCGGATTTGCAGAAATGAAATTTAATAGATTTATTACATACCCAACCAAGATATTCCACAGCAGATATCCACATGAAGCGTTTGGGGATAACAAAACAAACGGCAGATTAATTTGGACAGTATTTTATGATCGTAAGACAAGCGACTGACGAGGACTACAAACAATTAGATAGTTTATGTGAGAAATTCTTTAGCGAAGGTGGATTAAAAGGCATACCACAAAACTTTTCCGCAGGACTGAGGAAGCATGTGGATGCTGGCGTTGCCTTATGTTTAGTTCTGGTTAAACAAGATGTAGTTGTTGGGACTATAGGAGCTATGATCAGTGAGGATTTTATTACCAATGATTTAATATGCACTGAAATGTTTTGGTATGTTGAACCAGATCACAGGCGTCAAGGAATCAAGTTACATAAGGCTTTAGAGAAGGAGGCAAAAAAATACGGGTGCGAAAGAATTTACATGGTACATTTAGCAAAGCTTAAAGCAGATAAACTTGAGCGGTATTATCGTAAATGTGGTTATGAACCATTAGAGGTTTTTTATAGTAAAGATTTAAAATGAGAAAGGTACAACAATGGCAGCGGTAACAGCGGCAGTAGTAGGAGCAGGAGCGGCAGTTGTTTCTGGTGTTAGAGCTGGTAAAGAAGCTAAAAAAGGTAGACGAGATGCCAGAGATTCTGCTGCGGCAGATCGTGAGTTTAATTACAGAATGTTCCAAGAGGGTCGTGGATCCGAAGGGTCTGCGAAGCTTCCAGTGTATATGAAGGATTCCAGAGGTAGGCTTATAGAGCCTATTGCTGGAACTCAAGCTGCGGATATTTTCTCAATACCATTAGATCGCACACCGCAAGAAAGATTTGATGAGTATAAAGATATTTACGAAAAAGAAGAACCTCTCAGGCAGCAAGGGTTGGATACCCTTCGTGATATATATGAAGGCGTAGGTGGGATTAGTGATTATGAGAGGCGAAGGCAGGCAAATCTTGCGCCAATTACTGAGGCTGAACAAGCACAGGCCAGAACAATAGGTCAGTCAGCCGAGTTCGCTTTGGCTCAACAGTTGAATCAACAACGAGCTAAAGATGCTATGGCTGGAATATCCGGCAGAGCTAATCTAGGTCAACAATTAGCTGGAGCAGCACTAAGGCAGAATGCTGCGAACCAACAGGCAAATGCGATTGCCGCTGCCAATCTTAGTGAGGCTCAAAGGACATCAGGTGTAGCTGAAGATGCTTATAAGATGCAGTTAGATAACCCGCAGTTAGCAGACAGTATTGCGGCTATGCAAATAGCTTCACAGCAACAGCCATACAATCAGCTTGTCGAAGAAAGCAAACGTCAATACTCAGCATTGCAACCATTTGAAATAGCACCAGGAACATTTAGGGCAACACCGTTGCCAGCACCTGGTGTTGATACATCTGGATCTGCTTTACTTGGTGGAATTGCTGGAGCTGCAAATGCTGCTGGTCAGTATGTTCGTAACAATCAAATGATGGACTTGCTTAAACAACAACAAATGACCCAGCAAACTAATGCGTGGCAGAACCAACTTGGCAACCAATACAACACTATAAGTGATTCAGCATTAACAACCCCACAGGTTACTCCAATGCCATCATCAGTAGAAGCACCAGTAGTTTAAAATGGCCAGAAGACAAAAAGGAGGTTCTAAGTTGATGCAACTGAGTAGGCGAATGCCTTCTCGCGGTGAACAAAATATTACTTATAACCCAGAGCTGGCTGCTTTAGCTGAAGGTAAGGAAGTATTTGAGGCTGGGTATATTGATCCTTATGCACAGGAGATGGGATACCAAGCAAAGATGCCAGTGCAGGAACCTGAACCACCTAGTGTTGCACAAGAGATTGATCCTTATTTGGATAAACTTAAAGAAGTTGATGAGGGTTTAGCATCCGCAGAAAAAAACATGGCTGCAACTATCGACAAGCAAAAGAAACGTGCTGCCAAAGATGATGCTGAGTGGGATTCTACATTAAAGAAAAGAGCTAAACTTGAAAAAGAATTAGAAAAACCTAAAGCACCAGTCGCTCCAGTTACTCCAATGCCAGAGGTTGAGAAGCAACCACTGGTTGTTCCTAAACAAGAACCGAAAACAGAGAAACAATTTGGTATCGAACTTCCACCGGAACAAGAAAAAGATTTTCAAACATGGTGGAACACAGACCCTAATGTTCAAGAATGGCTAAAAGAATTTGAAAAAGATTATGGCTATAGGCCAGACCCAGAAGATTCGCCTGATTACGATTATAAGAAAGCGTGGTTAGGTGGAGCTAATGAACACCCTATACCAGTAAAAGAGGATGATGGAAGGATAAGGTATCATTGGGGAAGTGCAGGAAAGAGTGAAGATCATCCAACCTATGACAGACAATTCAAAGGCGGTGGAGCAGACAGGAAAGTATGGTCAGTTGATTACCAAGAGGACTTAGGTTCTTACATACAGAATTTATTAAATGCACAATTGCCATTACCTCGTCACCTTTATATTAAGGATATTGATCAAGAGATAGATTTGCTGGGCAGGATTAAAGATGAAGAAGGCAACCTACTTGCTGAACGATGGTTTGCAGATGACGAGCTTTTACAGTCAGACGTTTATCAAAAGCAATTTGAAAACGCAATCACACCTGTCACTGAGGAAGAAGAAGCAGCAGCAAAAGAAACAGGTGACGGTGATAGGATCCAACAATTGTTGAAAGAATTTAAAGAGACACAAAGCAAGCTTGAGCAAAAATTAAAAGAAGCTAAAGGGAAGTAAAATGGCTACGGAACAAGAAGTATTTGAAAATACAAGAAACGCAGTAATGCAGGCGGCTGGACCTTTGTTGGGTTCAATGAAAGATCGTGCGGCTTTTCAAGCTGAAGAAATAAAGCGAAGGCAAAACCTTCTCGATGACCAACGTAAAAGAGATCAAGCAAGAGCTGATTGGATTGAACGCTTTAACATGCAGACCAACGCTGCAAAAGCAGCGGCAAAAGAATTAAGAGATTTTACTACGTCAGAACGTAAAGATCGTCAAAACTTTCAAGCTGCCGAATCAGATTGGCAATTTTTTAGAGCCAGACAAGTTCAACTTCAAGACAGGGGTTGGACTACCCAGCAAGACGAGAAGGATATGAGGCTCAAGGCTGTTCAGTTTGGGATGGCTAATGCAATGGAAGCATCTATTGAGGATGTTTATAAGCACATATACAAAACAGCACCTGAAGAAATTGAGAGAATGAAAAGAAAGCAATCAGATGCTTTCAAGAAAATAAACCCAGAAGCATATGCTGCTTACGATGAAGCTATTAATGAGCGAGCAAATATTCTAAGTCAGATGAATACTTTGATTACTGCTAATGCTGGAGGGCCGAGTGAACAAAGAATAGTAGAAGCACTTCTTAGAAAATTAGGCCCGAAATGGGCTTTGAATAGTGAAGATATTGCAAAATTCAAGCAGGAAGGAATTCCTGGTATTTCAGCGTGGCTTGCAAAAGATGAAAACGAAAAACTTCGTCTAGAATTTGACCAAGCACTTGATGATGTTACGGAACAATTAACTACAAGAGATGATAGAATATACCGTGATAAGTTAGCGAGGTTATTGAAGTTAGAAAAAATTTCTCAAGAAACTATTAATAGAGTTAGGCAAATGGATCCTTCAATTTTTATTAGCAAAAAAGATGAGACTGAAGAGTTAATAAATAAGGTTAAGAATAATCAGGGCAACGAAACTCTTGGCGGTGGAGAAAACAAATTCGGATTACCTCCTGTTAACAACAACATAAATGCTGTTCTTAACACTGAAACTCCTGTTGTAGATACACCCGCTGTTACACCTACTGTTACACCTACTGTTACACCTACTGTTACTGATGATGAAGAAACAGGAGGAACAGAAAGTTTTGATTTTTCAAATACTGCTGGTGCTTTAATGCCTACCCAAACCAGTGCTGATAAAACAATTAATCTTGATAGCTTTGGGCCAGTACCGAAAACCTCTGATAAGCTGTATCAAGAGAAAGAAACTTTGGAGGGTAATTTAATGCGTCAGGACAAACTGTTAGGAAGCATGAAAGGAAAAGGTGGGGATATCAGTAGGGTAAGGGATGCTGTGTTAAGAAATCAGGCTAGGCTCAAACAAATTGATGAAGCTATTTTTAAATTAAATAATCCAAAGCCAGTTGGCCCAACAATGCGACCAGATGAATATATTAATGAAGGTCAGGTTTTAAGAGGCATGGGGTATGGTAACCCTAATAGAAGTTTATCAAGCTTTGAGGAAATCTATAAACAAAATCAAGGTGATGCATTTATAGATCCTAGAACTTTAGGCCCAGAAGAACGCCGGATGCTTGAAGCAACTGGCAATAGACAGCCTCGAAGATTTTCTTGGGAATAATGCCAAATCAATTAGTAGATTATTATCGTCAACAGCACCCTGATGATGACATCAGTGATCAAAGAATCATTGGTGGGTTTATTAAGGAGCATGGTGAAAAGAAGATTAAACAACAGTACCCTGATGCTTACGATCAATTCACAAAGCAACGCCGTAAGAATGATATAGATCGATATAATAGATTTAATAAATCAGATGTAATTGGTGAAGGTGTAAAAGCTATTAAGCGTTCTTCAATAGGAATGCTTTCAACTGCTACTGGCGCGGCTGGGTTAGGTGCTGGATTGATTGGGTGGGAAGGTGCGAGAGATTACTTCCTTACAAAGTCGATGGGTCTTGGAGATGCAGCGTCTGATATATCATTAGCAGCAGCCGAAGGTGACTGGGAAGATGTCGATGGATTTTATGAAGGTTTATTGTACGGATCATCTGTCTTTGGCGAAGCCGCCCCATCTCTTGTCGAGTCTATTGGTGTTGCCACTGTTGGTGGCTTGGTGGGTTCTAGTGCCGCTCCTGGTCCTGGTACTGCTACTGGTTTCGTGGGTGGTTTCTTTGCCAAGAATGCTGTTAAGAAACTTCTTAAAGAAGAAGTAAAAGATCAGGTTAAATCTAGTGTCGCTCTCCAAATGGGAGTTAAGAAGGCTTTACTTACTGACAGTAAATTAAAAGATGTTTTATTAAAGACAGCTACCACTGGTAAAGGACCAGGTAGTGATATGCTTAAAGCTCAAATGAAGGCAACGGGCTTTAAATATGGTTCAACAATAGCAACTACTCTTAACAGTTACGGCCTTTCATCAGGTGAAATTTACAACTCACTAGCAAGTAATCCTAACGTCGATCCTGATGATGCAATAAACATTGCACTAACAGGTGGATTAGTTGCAGCTCTTCCTGACACATTCCTACCGTCATACATCATGGGTAAATCAGGAATCGTTGATGCGTTGACTGGAACTGTTAAAGGCAAGATGGCTAAAGATCATGTTAAGCGACGCTTTAATGGTTATGTAGCAAGACTTGCGAAAAGTGCGGCGATAACAATCCCTGCTGAAGGTGCGACTGAAGGATTTCAAGAACTAGTAAATATTGCTGCTGAAAAATACGGAGATAAAACCACTGATTATTATAAAGACACGGGTTCATGGTTTGCTCCTATGCAATATTATGAAGACCTGACAGAAGACGAGAAGGGTCGAATTGATAGGGCAATGGTGGTTGGCATGGCTGCTGGTACTTTAGGTGCTGGTGGTGCTGCCGCTCGTGCCGCTGCAAGAACTGAAGCTGACACCGAGAAGTCAAAGCCAGAAGTAACAGCTACCCCTGCTGTGGATGTTCTAGATGAAGTATATTCTCCAACGGAAGAACAGCAAGCGGAGATCATTGGGTTAATACAACGCGAACTTGCTGGTGATGTTGAAGCTACAAACGAACTTCATCTCTCTGGTTATCTAGCAAATAGAATCACCTCAAAATTTTATAGAGAAGAAAGAAAGAAAGCTTTAGAGGAACAAGGCTTTCGTATTAACAAGAAGAAAGCAGATGATAAGGAGGTTGCTGTAGATCAAGACTATGTTGATTTCCTTACGGCACAAATAGAAAAAGTTAAAGCTGCTGAGTTAACACCGAAAATTAAAGATTACCTTTTAGCTCAATTAAATCAAAAAATTAAAGCAGCTAAGAAAGGAGAACAACCTGACAGTGCAACATCTTTATCAATGGCTGGCGAGGAGGTTGAGGTTCAATCAACATTAGATGAACAACTTGGATTGATTGATATTGAACCTGAAGCAGAAGTTGTAGATGAAAATCGGGAAGTCGTTGGGCTTCTCCCTGAATCAACAGGTGCTGAAGCAATTCGTAACCAAGAAAGAGATGCTAGGTGGCAGCGTGAAGATAACGCTAAAGAGGCTGAAGATTTAAAAGCTAAGAAAACTGAAGATGAAAAGAAACTAGCCAAATTAAATGAACGATTAGCAAAGGCTAGAGAAGCTTCGGTTAAGAAAGAAGGTGTACGGAGAGGAGCCGAGCAATCACTTGCCGCTAAATGGAAGGCTCAACAGGATGTTAACAGGGCAACTGAGCAGGCTGTAAAGAACCTTCAAAGGAAGGAGGCACAAAAGGAAGCAAGGGAAAGAAAAGCTGCTGATAAAATTGCAGCTACAATGGATGCAGATTCACAGCCAAAAGCAGAAAAGAAAAAAACTAAGGCGAAAACAAAGAAACCGAAAGAGGTACTAAACCCAAGTCACTTAGAAGATAAAGAAATAAGTTCAAGTGATGGTCGCCTTAAAGATTCAAACATTGCCATAAAAACCGCAGGTTCTCAAAATTGGATTAATATTCCTATAGATAATGCGAAGGAAATAGTTGAAGGCAAAAAATTTGACACACTTGGTGAGCTGTTAACATTTCGATCATCAAAAAAAATAGATGGTAAAGGCGCATCAAAGAGTGATTCAAAAAGACTTACTGCATTATTAGATCCTGACACTGGAGAAGTTTGGGTTGTTAAAACTTGGAAAGATAAAGGAAGTGTTTGGTTCGCTGGTCCTGACGGGAGTAGAGCCAGAATAGATACAGCACTGACTACTGCTGGTCGTATTCCAATAGCTAGTATTTTAATTAAGAATGATGCTAATGTTAAGGACTACAATACATATAGTAGTCGAAATGATTTTGAATCTTCATTTGCTGAACAGATAGGAAACGCAAAACAAGATGAACGTAATGAATCAGCTAGTGATGTAGAGACTAGACAGCGTCCAGTTCAACCTGTGACTAGTAAAGAGGAAGCTCAGAATCTTTCCACTGATAAAAAAACCAAAGCTTTATTTGATACCATTGTCCGTATGGCTGTGGCTAGGGGTTTGAATATAGAAATATTTCAAAACGAAACAGCCAAGATGGAAGGTGAGTATGGAGTTTATGCTAACGCCTACAAGATGATAAGGCTGGCCCTTGCTGATGCAGCTAAACCAAGTAGCGAAACTATCAGGCTTTTATTACATGAGGTTGCTCATGCTGTGTTCGCTAATGAGGCTGTTGCTGTTCGCGAATCAATACATCGTGCAATAAAAAACATGAGTGATAAAGCTCTTCAACTTGAAGGGTTTACTTTAGCTGTGCCTGAAGGAGTTGCAGCGGCAGAGGTTATTCAAGAGGAGCGACTTGCTGAGACGACATCAATCAATTTACAACAAGAAGGTTTTAATCCTACTGAAGCTCAAAAGATTTCTCAGAAATTTGTTAGGTTCTTTAAAGATATTTATTATAGAGCAGCTATGGGTATCCAACGCGCAACAGGATTAAACATAGCAAACGACAATCTTCCTCTTCGGTTTTTCCAAAATCGCATGAGGATGTTTCTTGCTGGCGACCCAGATGTGCTTAGTTATTTAAGTTTCATGGGTGGGCCTAAACCAAACATACAAGAGACTGTTGCCGGATCCTTAAAGGTTTATGATTCATCTGTAGATATAGATATTAATTTCAGGAACATGACCGTTGGTCATCCTGAAGTTGTGCCGGACAATAAACTTGCTGCAACATTAGGGATTCGTCTTAGACCTAGTCCAAGTCGCCGTAAGGATGCGCCTGAACCAATTGTTCAAGAGGGTGAAGATTACGATTCGGTTCAGATGAGTCGTGGAAATATTTACACTCTTAAATTAATCGATGATGCGTACCGCAAAATGTATGAAGCATGGCGGGTAAGCGGATCCGAAGCCATGACTTACGAGCAATGGTTGGCTAGTGATTTAATGGGGCAAGAAGATCCGGCTGCGCTTATTGCTGAGATTAATATAAACCTTGCAGCTAATGGGCATGAACAAATAAATCCAGAGGAAGTAACAAGTTCTGTTCTTGATCAGAGAAAACAATTACCTCTAGCAAAAGAAGCAGCTTACAAAAAAATTACAAGTGTTCGTGCTAAGTTACAGAAGAACTTTAATGACAGCCAAGAGAACCTGGATCCAACAAAGAACAGATCTCTAGCATACAAGATAAACAAAGCAAAAGAGAAGATTGTTGCTGTTGTACAAAAATATACTGATGCTGATATTGCACGGACAATACTGCAAACAAACATGGTTAACGCAGTTAAGGAGCTTAACGATGATATACGGCAGATAGCTAACGCATCTCGAAAGAAAGGTGAGCTTTATCAAATCATTAAACAGCTTGAAGGAAAAACCCCAGATGCAAAAGCACTAGCTCAAGTAGAGAAAAAATTATTAAAACTTGTAAGGGAATCAAAAGATGGAAAAGGAAACTTCTTTGATATGCTTGAGGCTGCTGCTCAATTGTTGCAAGACCGAAGCGATGACAAATCAAGGTGGGAGACTTTAACGTCACCTGAAATTGCAGCTTTAATTGAATCATCTGGGATTGAAGCATTACAACCACTCGTTAAAGACCGTCAAATGTTAGCAGCAATTATCGCTGTTGCTAAAAAGGATTCTCTTATAATGGATTTACTATCTATTAGGAGGGATGACGAAAGGGGTAAAGTTGATTCTTTATTAAATGAGGTGTTAGCGAAAGGAAGAGCAGATGAGTCAACAATTAGAAATGCTGCAAGGCGTCTTCCAAGACTTGAAAGAATAGCTAACAGGTTGCTTTTAACATTAAACGAAAAGCAATCTCAACTTGCTAAAGATGAGAGGCAACTACAGAAGCAAGCTGATCGTGCATTGTTTTGGGATTCAGTAGCAGAGGTGGTCGATGATCAGATGGCGATAATCGAGAATGACTTGGGTATCGAAACTGCTGATAAGAATGTTCAAGCATTTGCTTTGTACGACGGAGCTAAAATTCCTATTCCAGCAAACGAGAATACTACAATCACAGAATTGAAAGACCCTAAAAGTCTAAAGGAAGTTTCTCTTAAAGCCGGTCAAGCTAGTCAGGATACTGTTAGAAAGTATTACTATAAAATTAAAACATGGCTAATAGCTAATGAGGATAAACCAAGGTCTGCAACCTATAGGCAGATGGAACGTATTGCCGATGAGTTAGCAATTGCAGGATCTAACCTTTTGGAGAAAGGTGTTAAAAGAGTTGTTGGTCAAAAGATCATGGATAGTTTTTCCAAATCTTTATTCTCTTTAGACTCAGGCATTGCTCGCTTTTTAGGTTCAAAGATAGAGAGGTTTCAGGATGAGTGGCAAAGAATGGAAAGTGAAGCTGATGTTCTAGGATCCAAATGGACAATAGCTGAAAAGGATTTAATGAATGAGTTAATGAAGGGTAAACTATTCAAGATTGATGACAGAGAAGCCTTTCGGATTAATTGGTATCAAGCAGCTTTACAGTTCTTTGAGAAACGACCTGACCTGTTAGCTTTTAGTAAAGAGACTGATAAGATAAGAAAAAATGCTTACGCAAAATATTTAGCTAAACTTTCAGAATCAGAGTCTATTGCTAAAAACCCTAAAGTTAAAGAGCTGTTCTCGAAGTATATGGATGCAACTGCAAATTCTTCAGGGTGGTTTGATAAACAAGGCAAACGACTTGGAGTAAGATTATCTGATAAACAAGGTGGTTATCTTCGCGAATCAATTGGTGAACCTATATTTACAGTAATGCGGCGCATGTCTGGTCAAGCAGCTTTGGTGTACGAGAACATGAGAAGTAAATGGTCTGAGGTTAAATCAGATGAACCATTTGATGATTCTAGAAAACTGTTTGATCAAACAATTTGGAGAGATTTTGTTAAGCCAATTGTGCATAGGGAAGGCAGGACAATGCTTGGTTCTGTTCCGCGAGGTGATGGTATAGAAAGACTGGCTAGGCGATCTAATATTTTATCAGCATACGAAGCTATGGAAAAGGAAGGGCCAGAGGTCGATGGTTACTATTCTATTCAGAAATTTGCTGAAATACTTTATTCATTAGAACAAGGGGATCCAACTGACATGGATGCTAGGCAGCAATTTATTGAGCAAACATTTGGATCTTTTAATGATGTGTTCCAACTATTGCATTCTCAAAAACAAGAGTTAGCCCAAACAAATAACGACGGCGACATGGGTGTTCCAATGAGAACATTAATGGATACCCGAAAAGCTGAAGAACTTCCTGCTGAATTCATGGAGCATGTAACATTTGACTCTAGAACAATGAGGCAAATGGCGAAGGTAATGGCAATGGAATCTCAGTATGGCCGGAACATGTCAAACATGAAAAAAGGATTCACTCAGTTACTTGAAGATTTACAAAACAAAAAAAGAAAATACGAAGCAATTTCAGATGAAGTTAACAGGAAGCACTCGACACTAAGCCGTGGAAAAAGAATTAAAATTATTAAAAAAGAAGTTGAAGCTGCTGGTGAAAATTACATCGTATTATCTCAAGCTGATGACAATCTTAAATATGCACAAAATCTTGAGAGTAGTTGGTTAGCTTATTCTTCCGCTGAAGGTCATGTGTCTACAGAAAACAGGATGGCTCAAGAAGTGGCAGGCACAATGGCAGGAGCCACAGTTCAAGGTTACAGTACTTTGGTTCTCGATTTATCTGCGCCTTTAATACAAGGGCAAACTAAAATGACAGGAATTGGGGGAACAAAGTTTGCACTTGGTATATACAAGAAAGCATTCGGTGAAGTGTTGGGTAGCTTTTGGCAAATGTTTGGTAAAACTCTTGATCTGAAGGCTGACAATGCTAGGCGAAGAGCTAGAAACGGATACATCTTTGCTGACGCCCACATACGTTTGCAGGATTCTTTTAGGTCTGCGTTAAACGAGGTTAATGAAAACGATTCATTACTTGTTAAACAAGGTGACACAACAGGACAAGTATTCCTTAAAAGAACAAAGAGAATTGCCCTTAATTTTAGCAGGATTTTAAGAACACTAATCGGATCTGGTGTTGGTAAGTCTAAGAAAGGAATGGATGAAGCTGCTTTTTCAACTGTTAAACCTCAAGCCCCTTACACTTGGGGTTCAGAAATAATTCATGCGGCTGCTGTTGATAATTATGTAGAGAAGTTTGAAAGCTTATTATCAAGAGCAGTTGAGTACTTACAGAATCCAGTTAACCAACCAGACCTTAATGATCCAACATTTTCTTTTAATACAAAAGATCACGGAAAAGATTTAGGTTTTGGTAAAAGATTGTTTCTGTTCGATAGTGATCAAGATTTAAACTATTTCTTAAATGCTCTAAATGAAAAAGGGCTATCACTGGAGCAGTTGGCTAAAGAATATATTGAACGTGCTGCTTCAGATCCAGAGGCAACACTTATTACTGATAACAATTTTCACCATCTTGCTTCACTTGCTAATAAAGATATCATGTTAGCAAACAACGTAACCACTCAGTCAAAATTTTTAATCAGCGGTAAAATAGCACCTGTTTTACAAAACCTTATAGGTTGGTCTATTCGTAGGACTGGTGATTTGTTTAGGATGTTTAGAAACCCTGATGGGTCACGGGATTTTAAACAGTTCACAAAAGCTTTAATGCGATTCTCTTTTGTTACAGTTCCAACATCTTTAGGTTGGGCAGTACTAAGGGATTACTGGGATGAAGAGATATACGGTAAGCAGGCAAATGTTTTGAAATTTAGACAAGCACAGGATACTGGAGATGTATTAATGACAATCCTTGATAGAACCGCAAGGGTTGGTGTTGCTGGTATTGGAGGTGACATGGCTAATTCATTTCTTAATGTTCAGACTGGTAGGGATTTTAGTTTGGATTCCCGTATATACATTGTGAATTCATTGTTCTCATTATCCGGTGCTTTAGCTACAGCAGGACAACAGGGAGGTGCTAACTATGAGACTGTATACAGAAGAATAATTCAGAGCCTTGGTGGATCTGGATTCTTGCAGAACTTTGTTACTTACAAAAACTTCTTAGAAACAGTCAGTGGAGCTGATCTGGAAACCCAAGAAGATCGAATAGTTGCACGAATCAATATTGAAAACATTTTACGAGGTGCTGGTAGGTCGTTGAAAGGGATGGATATGAGGACAACAAGCTACAGTGGAAAGTTTTTATCCAACCCAATACGTCCACATATTAAAGATATGGTTACAGCAGCTTACGCAAATGATGCAGCCGACTTTCAAAAGGCATATAGGCAGGCTTTGATGGCAGCAAGGGAAGAGGGTAAAGCGGATCCGGTTGACTCCATAGCTAGAAGTTTTGGGGCTTACAATCCACTGAAGAAGGTATTTAAAACTGACCCCTCTGAGGCTGAATACGCACAGCTAATACAGAACATGGATCTAGATGCTGGAAGGACTGTGAGGGAGGGGTTGAATCTGTTTAATCGGTACGGCGATCAGATAGGAACCAAGCCATTCTTTGGAAAGGTGGAGAAAACAAAGAAGAAAAAATATGTTGATCCTTTTAACCAGAAATTACCGACATTAAACGACTATAGGCTCAACGCCCTAAACTCTAATTTACGTTGACCCAGCCCGAAACGAATTTAACCTTATAAAATTATGAGTGATTTAATTAAAAAACTCCCAGCGGTACACAGCAGTGTGTACCTAGCATCAGCATCAGCCACCCCCAGTGCTGTAGCAGCAGGACAGACTGTGGTGATAACCAATGTCTTAAATGCAAACACAACATTAGCCACACTTAAAGAGGATGATAACACAGGTGCTGTTATTATGAAAATACCAGCATCAAGTTCTGTTACATTTGATGTGCCTCATAGAGTTACTTCTGCAAAGAAAGTATTTAGTGATAAAGCAGATGTGACAATTGGCTACTACGTTGAAGGCTGATGGAACGTAAGTCGTCCACTCTTAAAATACGGACGACAGGTGATCTTCCCAATATTCCTGGGGATATCGCCAAGGACTACCCGTCTCTTGAAAACTGGTGGGACGATAGTGTAGCTGTCATTGACAGGATAAGAGGAAGCTCTGGAGGTTCCACTGGAACCGTTGTTGGTTCAACCTCAAGCTCCACATCTGTTCCCAGCACCACTCACACATTGACCAACAAACCAATGTCTGTGGTAAATCCAGTTGTTAAAATGACAGCAGAAGAAATTAAAAACACTTTAGGTATTTTAGGCGAAGCAGTCGGCACAGAAAACGAACAACAACTTGAAAGTAAATCAATAGGCGGAGGATCATTTTAAATGAGTAATGTATTAAAAATTAAATCTAGAACAACTGGAGCCGCAGGCGCACCAGGATCATTAGCTCAAGCAGAGCTGGCATTCAACGAACAGGACAACACACTTTACATAGGATACAGCGGGTCGGGCGTAACTGACGCAACTCGCGTTAAAAATGCAATTGCTGGTAAAGGTGCATTTGTAGACTTAGGTAGTACACAAACTGTAACTGGGGCTAAAACAATGAACAGCTCTAGTAACGTGTTCACTGGTAACGGTGCTGCATTAACCAACCTAACTGCATCTAACCTAACAAGCGGGGTTGTACCTAATGCTCAACTTCCTGAAGCCGACACATCAACTGCGGGTATCATTGAGACTGCAACATCAGCCGAAATAAATGCTGGGTCTGCTACTGACAGGGCTATAACTCCTGCTGGCTTGGCGGGTTCTACCGTTGTAACAGGTAAACGGTTAGATGAGTTAGCTGCTCCTACTTCTTCGGTTAGCATGGGTGGCCAAAAGCTGACGAATGGAGCAACACCCACTGCCTCAACTGATTTCGTAATTAAGTCGTATGTGGACGCAGTTCAAACAGGTCTTGATGTTAAGGCATCTGTTCGGGTAGCCAGTACAGCCGCAATACAAAATTTTCCAGACCCAAGCAGCGCACCAACTATTGATGGGGTGACGTTACAAGATCAGGATAGAGTTCTGGTCAAAAACGAATCCGGTACACTTGCGAAAAATAACGGTATTTGGGTGTGGAATAACTCTGGTTCAATTTTCAGTAGAGCCACTGATGCTGACAACTCTCCCGCTGGTGAGGTTACATCAGGTATGTTCACGTTTGTTGAAGAGGGTACTGTTAATGCCAATTCTGGATTTGTTCTTTCAACAACTGGTTCAATCACATTAGGGACAACAAGTTTAGCATTTTCTCAATTCTCTGGAGCAGGGCAAATAACTGCTGGTAATGGTCTTCAAAAAACTGGGGATACTCTTAGTTTAGATCTGAAGTTGCAGGGTGGACTGGAAATAGATTCTGGTGAACTGAGAATAGATCTATCGGATGCTGGCATTGGTGCTAGTGGTGATCTTGCCGTGGCAAATGGTGGAACAGGGGTTTCAACATTGACCGCTGATGGAGTGTTGTATGGGAATGGAACTTCGGCAATACAAGCCACAGCGGAAGGTGCTAACAATGCTATACTATATTCAAACAATGGTACTCCAGCTTTCACGACAGCCCCAACAGGATTAACAATAGATTGTGGAAATTTTTAGTACATGGCTAACACAATTCAGATTAAGCGTAACACCAGCGGCGCACCTAGTAGCTTAGACGCTGGCGAGTTAGCAGTTAATCTCACAGATAAAAAGTTATGGGTCGGCAATAATGCTGGCGATGGTGTTATACATTTAAACAATCATCTTCCTCTAGCTGGCGGCATACTTAGTGGAGAACTGACATCCCGCAAAGTCGCACCTTCAGCTAACAATACATATTCTAGTGGTGGAGCTAACTATAGGTGGAGCAATGTTTATTCCGCAGCAGTAAATGTTGAAGACGATAATTCGCTGACTCAACACTTGTTACATCTGAAGGGAGGAGGTTCCAGCGGGGCTTTTGGGATGCTTGTTGAAGCAGCAAATGGAACTGACCTATTTAAAATTGATACGCTAAGTTATAAAGTAACATTTCCAAGCGGGTATCCTGTGGGTATTGGAGTTGCAGATCCCAAAGCTAACCTTCATGTTAAAGCGTCTGGCACAAACTGGGAGAACAGTCTTTTACTAGAAAGGTCTAGCGGCAATACGGGTTGGAATTTGTTACCCGGAAACTCTGGCAATGGTGATTTTTGGCTAGGATATAATGCCGCCACTGATAACAGTTTAACTGGCCAAGCAGCGACTGCTCATTTGGTTGTGACCACAGCGGGTAATCTAGGGCTGGGAGATTCAAGCCCGTCTGAGAAGCTTTGCGTAAATGATTCGGCCAACGACCTGCAAATGCGTATTGGATCGTTAACTGCTGGCCGAGACGCAAGGATTAGACTTCAAGGTAAGAATGCTGCAAACAGTGCAAACCGTTTTGTCGATATTGGGCTAGACGCAGAAAATGGTATACTGCAATTCTGGACACCAAAGACATCTACACCAACATCAGTTGCCGCAACAATATCTGCTGCTGGAACATTCACTGTAAACAATAATTTAACGGTAGCTGGAAGTTGCACACTTGCTGGCTTGTCTGGAACCACTGCTACATTTAGTAGTGACCTGACAGTTCAAGGCGATACCTATGTTCACAACAATAAAAAACTCTATGTATTAGACGCAAACGGTCATAA